GCCTTGCTGATTGACCGTTACTGTTTTACTAAGCGTATGCGTTATTTCGCCAGTTAGTCCTGTCCATGCTTCCTCTGTGTCGGCTAGAGCGCTGCCTGCCGCCAGCACATCCAGCGAGTTTGTACCAGATACCGTAGGAGCAGAGAGGGCAGCACTGGTCAGCGCATTAGCCGCATCGCCCATGTATTCAATCTCAATCCAGCACTCGTTGTCTTTCAGTGCCACACTCAGTTCGTGGGCAATGTTAACTGACAGCGTTTTGCTTCCGGCTGAGTCAATCAGCACATTTAGCCAGGGTGAGTAGAGCGGGTAATGCAGGCCCACATGCCCACTCGATACCATCATCAATGACTGTGGAACGTCTGTGCCATCGGTATCTGAGAACGTAGCGCCCCCGGAAGTCTGATAGACGCCAGTATTGTAGTTAATGACCCCTAGCCCACTTTGGTAGTTATATTGATAGGCATGGTCGTCAGTAGGGGTTCCGCAGGCGTGTAGTTCATATTCTGGGTAGTCTGGGCCTGGAGTGCCTACAGCGTCAGATAGAGAGGCCGGAACCAAGCAGTTAACGAATAGGATTTTTGAACGCCTGTTCGCAAAGGACGCGGCTCGGTAAAGCGCTTCTGCATGGGAAAAATCACAGCCTGAACACAGTATTTCAGGGGTGGGATAGGCAGTGCTAACTCCCGCCCTAAGGAGAGCATATGTTACCGACTCCCCTGTATCGTCAAATCTACACCCTAAAAGACTCACTTTAGCACCGCCGATACCAATACCTTGACTTGCGTGACTGAATTTAAAAGTGGAGTTGATAAAGGTTAGCTTAGCTACGTGTTTATTATCTGCGACTCTCCCAAGACTAAAGTAACCATTGTTGCTTGATTTATTAATAGCAAAGTGGCAGGTGTCAAATGTCATATGTGATGAGGCACCTGTCGCGCCTAGTGTTGCAATCAGTATACGCCTTACCACTATATTTTCGGTGTCTGGCAGATACCCAGCGACAAAACTTACGCCATAGCAATATAAATCTCTCACCCCATCTATAGATATATTACCTGTCGCATTGACAGGCGTTCCGACAATTGCCCCTGCTTCCAACTGCCCAGACGCGCGGTTGACCGATAATAAACTCACAGATGCTGTGAAATTAATAGGTACAGAGGGCCACCCATAGTGAACATAATCTGACGCAATATAAAAAATATCGCCATCCGCTTCTGTCACTCCGCTTAACGCATCTTGCAAGGACGAAAAAGCATCTTCCCAGGAACTACCATTATTTGCGCCGCTTGATCCAGACCAGATATAGTATTCAGCCATTCAATATCTCCGTTGCCCGCGTCTGTGTTAAAACCTCGACCTGCACAAAATAGTTAATTCCGGCAACCACATCAGGATTTGTCAGATAAACGCCAGCGGCATTGTCAAGCATGGCCAGGAAATCCTCGATCACAACATCGGTTTTGCCTGCTGTTCGAATCGCTAACCGCTCCGGCTGAGTGAATAGGTTCAGGAACTCGTAGCGACTGAGTGGCAGGGTAAAATTCTCAGCCTCCAGTGCTGCTGCCTCACGCTTGTCAATCTCAGCGCCCATCGCCTGACCTCGCAGTTCGGCGGCCAGATTTATGTCTGCGCCAGCTTGCGCGTTATAGATGTGATCATGTTTAAATCCTGTATGATCGATATGCTGCTCATGAACGAGCAGCGTACCGTTAGCCTGTGGCTGTGCAGAAGCAATGACTGATGATAGTATAGGCATTGTTACGTCCGGTTATTTCGATTATCGAAGTTAAAATAATCTTCTTGTTTAACGCATTTTTTGCTCAGCCGGTTCGGCCATTAATTGTCGATCTGAACAGTCAGCGCGCCGGCTGCAAACTCTGGCGTCGATCCACTAGTGATGTTGCGCGGCACTGTCAATGCCGCATAAACTAATAAGTTGCCAATTGTATTGGCATCCCAAATGCCAAAATGCGTGACGGTGCCCCAATCGGCTTCCGCTTCCGGGAACGTGATGGCGTTAGTATTAGCCGTGGTGCCATTTCCTTCAACAGCCGCGTCCCAATTTGCATCGCCAGGCGCGACAGCAACGCGCGCATAACCGTCGCCCGATACTTCCGTGACCGTGCCGGCCTCGCCGTCGGATACCGCTGTCATAAGTCCCACATAGAGTGCAGCAGGCTTGGTGAATGAACCGGTTCTAAAAATATGCTTCAGGATCTCTTCTTCTAAATAGTCAGTTAATGCTGGCATTGATACCTCTCAATTGTTTTTCGCGCTATAGTTAAAAATCAAATTTTATGGCGATCACGGTCTTCTAGCTTCGATAAAGCGCTGAAAGGCCCGGTCGGCAGCGGTCTCCAGTATAAAAATAGCCCGGCTGCCCATGTGGCTGGCGATGCCGATCAGTGCCGCGGACAATACGCCAGGCATCGCCGACCATTCGCATAAATAAAACGTCACGACGCCGACAAACGCGCTGATCACCCACTCACCGGCCAATTCAGTAATGGAGAACCGGGCAATCAGTCCGGACCTGAGTTTGCGCAGATAGCCCGCCGAGCCGCCGAATACTGACAGGCAGAACACCCAGGCATAGGTTAATAGTGAGTAAGAAAGTGGGTCTTTTTCAGGCATTATTGTCATCTCCCTTTTTTTTCACTATTTGAATTCAGCGTTAACGCCCAGATATGGGCGCTGTTGGCGTAGATCCCCGCTGCATCGCCTTTGGCGCCCTCTTCTCTAACAATTCGACCAACCGCTTCTGCAAGTTCGGCTTCGGCGGCGGCTGCAGCAGAAATGCCGGCACTGTCACCGGCGGACACGGCACCATTACGATTTTTCCAGGCTGCTGGGACTGGCACGCTAAGAGCATCCAGCTGGCGCCTGTAATCATTAACGGTCGCAATAAAAGCTTCATGTGATTTATCCAGTTCTCGGTTAGTGGCGAGGGCTTTTAGCTGCGCCTTGTTGGCTAATTCTTGCGCAGCATGGAACTGCGCGGCGGCTTCGGCATTGGCTTGTTCGACCGCTAATTCAATACGCGCCACTTTGGCGGCGTTCAGTTCATGCGCCAAATAAAACCCGCCGCCGAATGACAGCGCGGCGGTTAGCAAATAAGGCAGAATCAATGCCGGCATCAGGTTAAACCTTGGTCAGCGTGATAATCGCGCGCGGCTTGGTGCACAAGTTGAGCGGGTTGGACTGGGCTTCCAGATCCACGCCTTTGCCGAACTTGCGCAGTTCTTGTTTGGCGTAATACGGCAAACCGATCGTATTGACCGTTTCCATGTAATCCGCCGGGGCAAAGCGCGTGATGAATAAACCGTCGACGATGGGAATCAGATAAGCTTCGTCCGGATCGATGAAGGCGACCCCGCCGACGCTGCCGTAGTATTCCAGCCATTCGACATCGGCAACGCGGAAACCGCGTTTACGGTGATCGCCGAGCAGCACGTTGGCCGCTTCGCTCCATCCGGCATAGGCGGTTTCGATGGTTTTATGCCCGACAAAGGCATCGAAGAAGTTGCGCCCGCAAATAGCGCGCCAGCCGGTAATTACGCCGGTGTCGCCAATCACGTCTTCGGACTTGCGCTTGGCGGCGACGATCTTGTCCCGGACTTTCGTGCTATCGGTTGTCAACGCCATGGCTTGGCTTTGCTGCTGAACGCCGAACAGCGTAAACATGTTCAACAGGTCGCTGCCAGTCGCATCCTTGACGACGCCTTTCAGTGCGCCGATGCGGTGATATGCCATCGTCGCTTCCAAGCGGCGGCGCATTTTGGCTAATTGTTTGTTGACCAACGCCTCCACTGTTTGCAATTCAGTTTCGCTGCCAAATGAACGCACATTCTGCACCTCGTCAGCATTGATGCCGCCGATGGTCGGCAGATGAAAGGTCGATACGGGTACCGCAGAGCGTTTGTCTTTTCCGGTCTCATCACCCACACTTCCGCGCGGGGCAGACGGCACTAGAGACAATGTGTCCCCCTCGCGCTCGATCCATGCGACTGTAGTATTTATGCCCTCTTCGTCGAACAGGTC